GTGAACTCAGGTAGGTCTTTGTGGCGTAACGCTCCAAAGGTGTGGTGTGTGAACTCAGGTAGGTCTTTGTGGCGTAACCCGGGAGCGGCAACAGCGCATCCCGCATCTCCTCAGCCTCACCCCTATCCGTGCACACCCATACAGATTTTATATAAGTATGTGAGCCATAGACAGGGCCCGATCCTAGTGCTAGGTTGCCGGATAGCAGTCCCCTGGCGATGTGTAGGCCCACTCTAAATCTTCTGTTTAGACTGTATGCTACCGCATAGGGAAATACGTCGGACCCAGAACGGTTGATACACGACCGCGTTGTTGTGATCATCGTTGATATGAGCTCGTGGGGGTCGAGCTTGTTCGTGTTCTCCCAATTGCCATTAACAAGTGAACACAGAGATCTGGGGAGGTACCCAATGGCGTACCTGTTATTTATCGACATACGTAAGAACTCATATGCTATTGTACCGATACTCTGTTTCATAGGGTTTATCTTGACGCCGCGCTCCCGCAGACGATTCAGGAGTAGATCAACGTCTTCATACGAACTGAACCGTGCAACGACATCATCACCAGTGTGCAGTGAGTCGAACTGCGCGACTAACTCTGGCGCAGCTGCATAGATATACGCCGTGTTGAGTATGCTGTTCATGAAAGTCGTACCTCTGTGTCCTGACATCAGTGTTGCCGATATCTTGCCAACCAATCTACCTGCTACAAAAGCCTGCATTCGGTCAAAGCTTGCTATCAACCTGTCAAGATACGTGGGATCATAGCCCGTGCGCATGCCGACTTCCTCAATCACAATTTGTTGCGCGCGCAGTGTGTGAGACTCATTGAACGCGTCGTAGTCAAGCATTACACCCACTAGGCCTCGCATCCGTTTTATTCGAGACACAATACCTATTGCACCTTTCCCACCTGGGTCTAGCAAAGTTCGCCTATTACGCCAGGCGCGTTCAACTGTGCTTAACATGTGTTCGAATGCTACATAACTCACAGTGTCGCACGCTAGTAGTAGTCTAGTCTTACCCGGCTCCAGTTTTTCAGAAGCTGATACGTAAACGTCCCCTTGCCATG